AATTGCTTGCCACATTAACTAACAAGATTACTTTGTCCTTCAAAGATCTTAGCTCTACTGTGTTTCCTTTGTTGTCTGTAAAATTTAAATCGTATATTGACATGCTAGTCTGCCTTGCTTAGGAATTGATCTTCCCATAAACCGATAAGGGATTTGTTACCAATATCGTCAAAGTAGTAACGCTTTGCGTTACTATCATGTGTCCAACCATACCATGTATCTCCTTCACACCAGCTCAATGAAGCTGTCTCCATAGATTCTGGGTCACTCATAATGCTATCTAAATAATCATGTAAATGAACTTCATCAAAAATATATTCTCTAAGGCTTGTCCAACTAAATATACGTCTTGCTAACCATTCAATCATTATCCAACCATCCTCTGCTGTTGTAGCCAAGCCATATAGTTTAAGAATATAAATAGGCCTAGCATAATTATAAAGAATGGCTTCACTTTGCACACCACACATTATTATCTGACATAGTCTGGTGGTTATCCCAATACTCTATGTTTTCTCTGTACATTCCGCATTTATTGCACATCTTCTTTTGGATCCTTTTCCCATGTAAGCTTTCCATCTTTATATACTGGCCAATATCCTAATGAACGCCAATCCATTTTCATAATCTTAGGCTCTTTCATACTGCCACCTGAATTGGAATCATTGCAGTACATCTTTCACAATATTGATATGTTGAGCCAGTATAGGGACATGTGCCAGCATCTACAAGCATATGCCCCTTGAAGATACATATAATTTTATTTATCATTATGGTTAAGTATATAATATTTAATAGGTGCTGTCAATAGATTTACAAAACAGATGAGTCATCATTGTATTTTATAACTGGATCTAATCTATCCCAATGCCCATTTTCGCTACCTTGGTATACCTGTCCAGTTTCTCTATCAAGAAGGAGCCACTTTTCTGGAGACTTTGTTTTCACCTGTAGTAAAACCGAATTTGGCAGTACATTAAAATTAAATCTATTTCTCAATTTTACTCCTTAAGAGCTAGTACACTCTTAGTGTTTAAAAGTAAATACTTTTCTCCGCCTTCATCTTCAATATCTGTACCACTATTTTGATTGTAGTAAACTATATCTCCAATGTCTAGACCATTAATTGGTATAAGTTCACCTTTATAGTTATGCTCACCGTTTCCAAGATCTAGGATTTCTCCAGTTCTAAGAGCAGAATCATTAAGTGAAGCCATTAAAACTATTCCAGATGAAGTTGTTTTATCTTCTACCTTATGCTCTTTAACTAATAGCAAGTTGCCATACGGCTTTATCATTTAGATATCCTTATTCTTCAAAAAATTCTTGGGTTTCCCAAAATTTATCTTTTTTGTACTGCTCTTGAATCCTTTTTGCATTAAATATAAAAGACATATCTCGATAAAGCTTCACTCCTAAGTATGCTGATAAAACAAATACAATTAGTCCGATTATAATAAAGTTATTCATAAATAAATTATACAATAATTACTGCTTAGAGTCAATAGTATTTTCTACTTTTCCCATATCGTTAAACTCATCTATCAATTTAAATATGTAATCTTTACCAGTCTGAGGTATATACATCTTTTGCAATGATTCTGGTAACTTAAAAAATTGGTGGTCTGGAAGATCATAATGAAATAGAATAACTACATTGTGGTTATCATTATTTTTTAGACCAGTTCTGCTGTGCATATGCCTTGACCCATGAAAAAATATAGCATCGTTAGGCTTTAAAGAAAAAACTTTATCGTCTACATTTAGTGGCCAATCGCTATTTTCATATAGACATACATCTATTGTAAATGCACAGGGACCCTCGTCCATATGAGGCGTGACATGACCATCGCTACCGCTATACTCTAAAAGTAGAGCGTAGGATGGAACTATAGAGTCATTACCAAATACTTCTTTTACTCTAGGCAAAAGATCTACGTGAAGCTTTTTTAAAAAATCATCTGAGTACGAGCTAATTTTTTTAGACAAGTAGTAAGATTTTGGAGTTGACTTAAGATCCTCATGATCAACAAAGTAATCTTTTACTATATTAAATTGCTCTTCCTCAAAGAAACCTTCTACCTTAAATGGCTCTATAATGTTTTTTATTACTGATCCATATTTATTGCTAGACATTTAATTCTCCAAGGGATCTATACTTTTTTTCTTCCAGTTTTCTTAGGTAGCCCTGGAACAGTTTCTCTTCTTATTCCGTGCTTATTAACATCTATTTTCAATGGGGGCCTTTTAGGCTGTATTCCAGATTTAAATTTACCCTGAGAAGGATTTTTTTTAGTAGCTTCTCCAGAGTTTACAACGTTTTCTGACACTACGCACCCTTAATTTGTGATATAGTTACAACGTTTCTGCTAGCTGGTGACTCAGCAGACTCGTTTTGAATTTCTTCATTAACTCCGCATCCACAATCTTTACACATTATCTGTTGCCTTGATCTGAAACATCCTGGATACTAACTTCTTTAATACCAGTTTCACTGCCTAAGCTTTCGCAACCGCATTCAACGCACATATTACTTAGGGCCCTGAGCCTGCGCTTGGTTTGAAACGTCTGTTGATGGGAATGCTGCCTTTGGATCAGCTGCATACTGCTCGTTGTTGCCCCAAACAGTTGAATCATTTACTTTTGGTGATGTAAATCCGTTTAAATCTTTTCCGTCTGACATGTTATTACTCCTATAGGTTATTTATTTAAGCGGGACTAGTATTCCGCTTATAAGACTATTATAGCATTTAGTTGATTAGGACTTATATTGCTCATGCCAGCAATCATCACATATATCGATAATTGGTCCTGACTGATGTCCTGAAAGCCTAGTAGCTTTATTTCCGCACCCTTTTACTTCACAAAATCCACTAAACATTACTTAGAGCCTTTAGCCTTTTGTCCTCTATATCCAGTCTTCTTTATATTCATAGATCCAGGCTTTTTTTGACCACTGGCATATGTTCCTGCTTGTCTTTGCGCCAAAGCTCTTTGCATTTTATCTAGGTGTTTTCCCATTACTTAATCTTCCCACCAAATTTTGACCATGCTCTTTCATGTAGAAAAAACCCTATCATTTCGCATGCAGTGTAAATAATTGCAAATGTGCCAGCGTACTCCCAGTGGGCTTCGCCAGTAATAGCCATTTCAAAGAAGTAAACTAATGTGCCAACAAATCCAATATGAACTGCTGGCCAAGTAATTGATTTATAAAAACTTCTTTTGTTTGATTCCATTATTTTGTTTTCTTAGCCGAAGTTTTCTTGGCTGGTGCCTTCTTAGCAACCTTCTTGGCTGGTGCCTTCTTAGCAACCTTCTTGGCTGGTGCCTTCTTAGCAACCTTCTTGGCTGGTGCCTTCTTAGCCGAAGTCTTAATTTCTTCTAGCATGGCTTCAACTTGAGATTCAACTGAGTTAAATCCTAACCAATTTTTTAAATTCTTTAACATGATTCCTCTTTTTCTTTTAATTTTCTAATTACTAAACTCAAAACCTCTCTTGGTCTCCAGTCTGGTGGAATTTCTAAACTTTCCATATCTTTAATTAATTCATTTAAAACTTTTTTTTGAATTACGTGAAAATGATCCCATTCCATAATATATATTTTATCATAATAGTAAATATGGGGCAGGTGACCCTGCCCCATATTAAACTAATTACTTAACTAAGGTAACCTTAGCCTTTGGATTCTTTGCATTCCATTGACGAGCCAACTTATTGAAAGCATCCTTAAGTGACTTAATTGCTGCTGCATTGTCTGCAGTCAACTTAGCAATCTGTGCATCCTTAGCAACTAGTAAGTCAGCAGAAACCTTGGCTGCTGCTGCTGCCTTGTCTGCTTCAACCTTAACTGCTGCTGCTAGTGCTGCATCTGCTGCAACTTTAGCTGCTGCTGCATCTGCTGTTGCCTTTGCTAGTGCATCAGCAAGTGCCTTGTCTGCAACTGCCTTAGCGGCAATTGCTGCATCCTTAGCAGCCTTCTCAGCAGCAAGTTCTGATACTAGATCACGAACTGAAATCTCTGCGAATGGTGCAAGTGTTGGAGCAGTCAATCCAACTACTGCTGCTGCAACTGCATCTGTTGATGTTGTTGGAGCAAATGTAATTAATGAGCGTGTTCCTGTTGTTGGAAGAGTTGCCTTAAAGGTTGCTGTTCCAAAATCTGCTAGTGTAGCACCAGTTGTTACTGTTGCTGTGTCCATAACTGCTGTCGAAGCAAATACGGTTGCTGTAATTGACTTACCAGATACCTTGTTTCCAAACGCATCTGTTGCTGTTACAACAATGTCCTGCTTTGTTCCTGCTGCTCCTGCAGAAGGTGCAGAAACAGTTAGGTTGTTAATTAGACCAGCAGTACCCTGTACGTAGTATGTTACTGTAACTGGGCCATTTGTAATTACAACTGTTCCAATTGCTGTTGTCTTTGTGTATACATAAAATGTTGCTGTTGTTCCTGTGCCAGTTGCAACTGTCAAGGTTGAAGAACCTGAAGATGCTCCTACTGGTGCAGCTGATGAGTGCAATGCAGAAACGATTGTTGCGTTTGTTGCGGTTGCTACTACATTTGTTCCAGCAGTTACTGTTGCTTCTAGCTTAACAACATCTGTGTTGTCAATTGTGTTGTCTGCAGGTACTGGACGTACGATTGCAGTTGTTAGCGCCGTTCCAGCAGTTGCTGGTGCATCAAACGCTGGAGTCGATAGAGTCGACTTCCACGTTGTTGCTACAACTGTCATGGTGTTAGCACTTGCAGGTGTTGCTACCATTGTGCCCAGAGTCATGACTGCAATCATGACTAGTGCGATTTTCTTAAATGAGTTCATTTAATTTATTCTCCTTATTTCCTCTGTAATCTTTGCGATCACAGAATGTTAGTGTAGTGCATTTATTTTTACATGGAATGAGCAGGGGTCCCCGCCTTCTTCCCATTCTTGCATTTCTTCATCTGTTAAAGGTGGACCATCATGTGTATCGCAAAATACATCAGACACCCAACCCATACGATATCCAAATTTAATCCAGAAATTAAAGAGTTTTATCTTCATTCTAGATCCATTCTGAAAGTTCTTCTAGCATTACATGCTTAGGCTTTGCTCCAGTAATAGTCTTTACTGGTTTCCCCGACTTAAATAGTACCATATAAGGGATAGAAGATACAGAGTATTCTGCTGATTTTATAGGATTTTCATCAACATTTAACTTGCCCACCCATAATCCACGCTCTTCCGATATCTCATCTAGGATTGGAGATATCTTTTTACATGGTCCACACCATGGAGCCCAAAAGTCGACAAGAACTAAATCGTGAGATTTAAGAACATTATCAAAACTTTCATCTGTTACTATCAATCTATTCTCCCTTTAATTCATCCGCTGCATCATTGAACTTATTCATAAATGTTTGAATTACCCAAATTGCAGTTTCTCCCGCATTAGCAGCCATTGCCTTTGAGGCCTCTTCTGTTCTGTCTTCAATTGCTAAGGCGTTGTACCATTTCTGGTACAACTCCTCACCAATATCTTTAATAATTTCTTCTAGTACTGTTAGCTTGCTATCCATTGATTGCCTTTAGCAAATTAAACAAGTAAACGCTTTGTCCGTTAGGTGATGAAATTTCTACAGAAGAAGATTTCATTAGCGTAATCAATTGATCAGCTGTATATGCTGGAAAGATAGTCTTTAACTGCACGTACTTTGCTGCGATAACCTGGACAGAAACAGATGTTCCGTAAGAAAAACCAGGTTTGTTTCCAGGGTATATGGTTGGTAGCTGAACTTCTCCCCACAAATCTACCAGGTTCTTATCGTAATTGCTAATCAAAGATATCTGTGGTCGATCTAGGTTAAGAGTTTCAATGCCACCCACTGCAACTGATTGCTTAATGCATGCAGGCCATTCAATCTTATCCTTCATTGCTGGATTAGTTCCACTATTGCCTGAAGGGAAAAACACTGGAATGCCAGAGTTATTCAAAGTAGAAACAATTGAATCAATTTTAGTTGGTAAGCAATAGTCGGCAGTTTTCATTCTAATAACTGGAGCATTAGTTGCATGTGATGATGCTACGGCAACAATATTATACTTTAGCCTATTGCTATTAACCCAAGATAATGCGTTTGCAAGTGTATTAATTCCGTATGTCTGCTGAGCACCAGCTCTTGTGTTTCCAACAATTCTTACAAAAACAATATTCAGGTTTGGATTAGCATGCAGTGCTGCTGAAACCATTTGAGTTCCATGATTAAATGATGATGTTGAAAGAATGTTGAGTGGGATAACAGATGCCCCTGGACCCTCCATGTATCTAGTTCCATTTGGACATGATGGCCAATCTAAAATACAAACCTCTGCAACAATTCGTGACTTAATTCCAGGAATTGATGTGTCAAGCGCAGTATCTAGAATAGCAAGTGTAGGTGTAACCGTTTTAGGTTTTAAATTTGCCTCAGCGGGCATAGATGTCATAGCGATTAGTGTGGCAGCAAGTGCCATAGTTATTAGTTTTTTCATAAAGCTAATTCTACTAAATTGACCAGATATTGTCAATAGGATATTAGCTTTGCTGTGGTCGTGTGCGTGGATACCATTTACCAGAATCCATGTTTTTAGCTTCGGCTGCTGCCTGCTGAGTATTGATAATATTGCTCATAATCTCATGCATTATATCTAATTCAATTCTAAGCTTGTATAGTTCAAGCTCCAACATATCAATTCTTCTTTGTGATCTCATTCTTCTTCTTCTCTATCCAGTGGCGTTGGTGCTGTTGCCAGTGTGCCACAATTAGCACACTCCATGTCTAAGAAATAAGTTGCAATTTCGCAACTATCAAAAATAACTTTAAGGTTCCATATTTCGCAACCACAAGGACATACATGTGTTGGTACACCTCTTATGTCCATTGATTTTGAATAGTCTGGTCTTAAGTCGTTTATATCCATTAACTAATTATACACTAAACTTGAATGTATGTATAGGGGGCTGCTACGCTCATGTTAAACTCAGTTGCTGCCTCTAGCGCTGCTTTAAGTCTTAGTTTAGGGTTCTTTTGATTCTTTGTTGCATGAAGTGCTCCCAAAGCGATCATGCCACCGCTACCTTCTGCCATGTAGTTTACTATGTTTTCTCCAACATGAAAGTCTTCATCTATAGTAAAGATTCTACCTTCAACACCTACTATAAAAATACCTCCTGTATCCTCTTCTGATGAGGATCCAATACTTCCATATCCATGTTCTTTAAAGGCGGCTTTTACTGAATCAACAAATTTTGTTCGCATGAATTTATCTAATCCAGAATTTGTTTTTGTTGGTGTATATTTTGGCGGGGTCCACATGTACTGAAGAATTTGTCCCATGCGAAATGAATCTGTAAATGCAACAGCATACTGACCAACTTTAAAACACTTGGGTTCTTTTCTTGATAAGATCCATCCAGTTTTATCATCTGATGCGGCATGATCTGATGCCATATAAACGACACCGCCTTGGGCAATTGCAACAATACAAGTCATACCTTTATTGTACTATTTTAATTATTCTGTGTCCATCATCTCATGATATTCAATATGATTTAATTGGGATAATACGCTTTCCAGCTCAGATTTCATTTCAATTAGGTCCTGAATGGCTCTATAATATTTGTCTTTCCATTCATTTAATTCTTTTTCAAGCTGATATAACTCTATCTTTAAGTCTTTTATATCTAATTTAAGGTGGTCTTTTTCACGCTCTTCCCGCCTTGTTTTTTCTTTTTTAGATTCCCTAAATCCATTAACTAGCGCAGTAGCAAATCCGCTAAGCGCTGCAGCTAATATTGATGCTACAACCGTTATATAAATTGTTTCCATTATAAGGTAATTATACCTTATAATTGATCTAAATTAATAGTTCAGATGCTGTAATTTCTGGTCCTATATACTTCTTTTTTTGCACAAATTCTTTTACTGACTCATGACCATTTTGTCTTCCAGAAATAACTACGACCCATCTGGGCTCCATCTTTTCATCTATGCATGTTTGGCACATAAAAAGATTTATTGGAAGAAGAGAAGATCTTTTTAAATTCAACTTATTCTTAGTCTTGTTGCATGAATAACACAATATTTTTTCACTCATAATGCTGGCTTTCCCTCAAGTTCTACTCTGACTCCATAAGATTCTAAAAGCTTTTTTGCTCTTGAAACATAATCAATTACTTTTTCTTTTTCTATCCCATCAAACTGAATAAAGTTATCTTCATACAAACGCAGTGCTAGAAAATCTGGATACTGAACAACATCCATAAGCAAAAACATTGGCTTGTTTAACTCCCTAAGCTTTTTCTTCATATCCTCATTGTAAAAAACTGGTTTTCTGGGTTCACCATTCCACATATTAATGCCATGCTTAAAGTGGTCTTTGTCTTTATTTATAAATATCATTTTAATTTTTTCCAAGTTTCTTTTGTTTTATGTATATTTTTCATTTTATCAATTTTACCAAGTGTTAGGTAGATTCCACCCCAAACCCCGTACTCGCTGCCGTCCACTCCAGCCTGATAACACATCTTTCTAACTGGACAAGATAGGCAGCATTCATCTATTGCTTTGGCGATTTGAACATCTGTTTCGTATTTTTCAAAAAATAGAAGAGTGTCCATTCCCAAGCATCCAGCTAGGTCTTGCCATTCTATATCGTTTTCATCGTATCTATAGTTATCTAAAATATTTGACATATTTTTCAGGCAAGGCCCAGGTTCCTTTTTTGTTTACTGGGAACTCTTTTTTGATCCCCCAGCTATTGTTCCTATAAGCACCATCAGTGCTAAAGAACCCGCCTTGGTCCTTACTCCAAACAATTAGATTATAGTTGTTCCAATAAATATCTAACTTATTATTGTTAGCTTTTTTTCTTAGAACTTCTACTCCGTTTTCATATAAATGTAACATTTTACCTATTTATCTATTTTGGACCTGTATATTATTATACAGGTGTTTTGAGCTGCTTGTCAAGACAAAAACGGAACATCTTGTATGTGGCTAACATATATGGTGTTTATGTTCACAGGACTTTTTGACTTTACAATAAATGAAACTATTTCAGCAATATCTTCTGGCATTATTGAACTACTTTGGCTACTGTCTTTATGACTATTTACAGATCCAGGTACAAACTCAGTTAATCTAATTCCATGCGGCGCTAAATCTCTTCTTAATATTTTAGACATTATTGCTTGAGAGTGCTTAGACATTGTGTATGGAGATGAAGATCTAAATATTTGATATCCAGCTATTGAAGTTATATTTATTACTATTGGGTGCTCTTCGTTCTTCATTCTTGGGTATACTGATTTTATTAGATTAAATGTTGAAGACACATTAAGATTAAAAGAATTATTTAAAAACTCTTGCTCTTCTTCTAATATATTGGTTTTCATTGGTCCACCGCCACCGCCAGCACAATTTATTAAAGCATGTATGCTAACATCAGAAATAATATTAGTTAAGTTTTTAACAGACTCTGTATTTGTTATATCAAATTCAATTGGGGTTATGTTGCCGCTGTACAAAGAGAGTGTTTGTAGTAAATCTTTTCTTCTTGCACAGGCTAAAACATTAAAATCTGAAGAAAGTGCCTTTGATATTGCTTCACCTATGCCAAAGCTGGCACCAGTTACTATTACATTTTTCAATAAAATTATCTTTCTTCTATTTTTTTAATCTTGACGGAAACAATTTCTTCGTCAACACCAAATATATCACTGATATACTCTTTTGCATCTTCTGAGCTAAATGCTTCTACTACAGCATCAATCTCTATTTTTATTGAATATTTTTTCATTTACCGCAGGTTGGGCACTTTTTTATTTTAGATGTTGAAGTTTTTGCTGCTGGCTTATCTGCAGATTTAGATGCTGCGCCAAACTTTGGTCTTCCAAAGCCCACGATTGAAATTAAAACCCCAGCTTTATTTTTCTTATATGCACGAAGTTGCTTGCACACTTCTCCGCCATTTCGTTGACTTCCAGACTTCTTTGAAGATGTGTTGCCTTCTATACACCAGACTGTGCCATCTTCATTATCTTTGACAACAATACCTACGTGAGAAATTCTATCGACACCATCTGATGGGAAATCAAAATAGGCTATATCTCCTGGTTCTGGATCTGCAACATCTACATCAATCCAAGCTCCTGCTTTTTTAAATGCTGCCGCACCGCCTGGTGTATAAACAGTATTAGGAATCTTTACGCCAGATTCTGACCCGCACCAATTTACGAAACTTCCGCACCATGGTTGAAAGTTTGCTTTCATGAAAGCACCGTACTTAGTTTCGTTATCTTTTGGACCCTCAATAGTACCAATCTCTGCTGTAGCAACTTCAATTAAACGAGCTGCTGTACCTTGTTCTGCCATTAGTCTTTATCCCAATCTAGATCAACTGGTTGCTCTTCTGGCATTGCGCCATCTGGCTTTGCTGCCAAACGAGCTGCAGTTGCATCAATTTCTGCTTCTAATTTTTTATCTGCTTGTGTATTTTTTGCATCTACTTCTTTGTTTGCTATCTGTGCTGCCATAATATCTTTAGCGCCTGAGTTGCCAATTAGAATTCCTGCAAGTGTTCCTGTAATAAATGTTGCAATGCTACCTAGAACATTGAAGAACATCTTGTCATTTTCTGACTGAGCCCCGATAGGTTGTGTTACAAACAATAGCCCATAAATAATTCCAAGAGCTGTCATGAAAAGAATACTACCAAGGGTTATTCCTAGAATAAACTTTAATCGAGCATCTAAGTCTGCGGGCGTTAGTTTTTCTTTAGCCATTTGTTATTTCCTGTTCTGGTGTTGTAGGTGTAATTTTTATTACATCTTTTGTACAAGTCTGTGAAGCTTCACATTCTGGAGGAGTGCATTCTGCAATTTCCCAATTTTTAGGATCTTGACATGGATAGCGATATCTATTTAAAGAGTCACATCCAGTTAATGATAGCATTAGCAAGCATGCCAAAGCAATAGCACTTATTTTCTTCATAAGGTAATTATACACTATTAGTCCTCTTTTCTCAGAGGTATGGTTAGTAGCCATATTGCTGTAGCAATAACTGTAGCAACTCCAACTACCTGCTGGGCTGAGCCAGTAAGGGTTAGCCAAGCGATAAAAAATCCCAATAGGGTGAATATTTGGGCTATACTTTCCTTGATAACTTCCCACATATATTTAAATAGGGCCTTGATTATTTTCATTATATCCTCCTAGTCATTGCAGCTGCAATAATATTTGATGCGATAATAACTGGTATTACAACTTCCTGCGCTTTTTCTCTTTGGTCATCTGTCATATCTTTACCCCATTCAGATGGGCTAAATATCTTTTCAAAATCGATGTCTGTAAGTGCTCCTATTGGATCCGCCAAAAATGCTTCTGTCTGAACCTCTGTTGTTGCGTCTGCTAAAGTATAAGGCATGCTTGCATCTCCTGCAGAATCTGCTCTAGATTCAAACTCAACAAATGCCTGAGCAAGCTCTGGGTTGCTTTTCATAGCTTCTGCAACCTGAGCAACATCTGAAGCTTTGATTCCTAGATTTTCTGCAACCTCTGCTTTAGCCTCTTGGGTTAAAGCCTTTAGGGTTTGACTAACTGCAGATATCTGCTCTGGAGACAATACAACTAGTTTATTATCTTTGCTTGTGAGATTTGCAATAACATTAGAAAGATCTTCTTCAGTTCCGCTTCCTTTTTCAGGAACTAAAGCTGACAGAACCTCATCTTTAATTTCAACATCGTCTGTAGGCTCAGGTGTGGGCTCGTCTGTGGGCTCAGGTGTGGGCTCGTCTGTAGGCTCAGGTGTGGGCTCGTCTGTAGGCTCAGGTGTGGGCTCGTCTGTAGGCTCAGGTGTGGGCTCGTCTGTAGGCTCAGGTGTGGGCTCTGGACTTGGCTCTGGTGTAGGCTGATTTGCTGCAGCATTGGCTGCCGCTTGTGCGATTGCAGCGTTTAATTCTCTTTCAGACTGTTCAAAATAATAAGTCCATGCGTCTTCAATAGCAGAATTTAAATCAATTATAGATTGATCATATGTGTTTATTCTATTATTTTTTAATTCTAAAGCAGATGTTAGGTTTTGTTGTGCAATTGTTAGGTTTTGGCTTGCTGTTGTAAGGTTTGATGTGAGATTTTGTAAGGCTTGAACTTCTTGATTATAAACATTTAGTTTGTCATTATATACTGCTAATTTATTATTATAGTTTGTTTGTGCTATAGCCTGTCCTGCAACAGCATCATTGTAAGCATTTATCTGTGCTTGAGTTGGTCCTGATCCAGAAGAAAATGTATTAAGATTACAGCTAAAATTTTGTCCCCAGACTCTTGGATTTCCAGCATAATCGCATCCTGCTCCAGTCCATCCACCAGGTATAGCCCAGCCAAGATGATAGGAACCTGGTCCTCCACCGTTATACCACCATATTTCTACATCTAAAGTTTTGTCTTCACTAACATCATATACGGGAGAGTAATCGCTCCAAGTTGTCCCTTGCTCTACCCAGTTATCAACAGCAAGTTGCCCGTCAACATACATTCTAAAACCATCATCCGTATATCCTGCAAAGTAGGTTTGTGTAAACCATGAAGGGACTGTTATCTGTCCAGTAAATTTAACTATAAGGTTTTCATATCTATTTCCGCACACTGGAAGACTCATATGGCTTGAGTTCCAGGTGCCAGAACAAAGAACAGATCCTGGGGTAGCAACATTACCCTGTCTAACAAGAGTATAAACAGTGTATGCCAAACCTGTTCCTACAGCACTCTGCATACTTGATTGAGTAGTTTGAACATTAATATTGGCTATGCTGAGTGCATCTTGAGCATCATTCTTTTCTTCAAGAGCGTTGTCTTTATGTTCAAGGGCCAAGGCTACTGTGACTGTCTGGCCATCTACATTTGACTGAGCAAGGTTTTTAGCTTCCAGTGCTGCGGATTCTGCATCTACTGCATCATCGTAGGCATCATATGCATCGTCTTTAAGCTCCATAGCATTTGTTGCATATGTAAATTTATTTTCTGCTATGTCTATAAGATCTATAAAATCATCTTGATAAACTAAATTAGACACCTTACTATTAAGCTCTTCTATTTCTTGAGCGGCTAGGCTAAGTGGATCATCTCCGTGGGCAGGAGTAAGAAATACCCATCCAAACATTAAAATGGTGGCTAATGATAATCTCCATGCTTTAGTCCTAGTCAATTATAACTCCTACATAACATACCTTGTTATATAGTAATTATACCACTTTAACTATTTAGGATTATCTGTTTTATAAAACCCATTACCTTTAAATTGTATGCCAAACGGGGTGAAGTGTCTTACCATATTTGATTCACATTCAACACATGTATATCCTGGGTCATCTTCGGTAATTGATCTATTTACTGACATTAATGCATGTGCTTCATCATATGAGCATTTGTATTCGTATACTGGCATAATAATATTATATCAAATGTATCTTAAAATGTTAAGTATTATTGCTAGCATCTTTTTGATTTTTTTGAATTTTTTCTGTATATAAAGATGAATAGTAATATGGATCTAATTCTTTAATAAAGATATCAGCTATTACACTACTTGCCGCTGACCCATAATGCAGACCGTCCCTTGCTGAATGCCAGTAAGGCTCATTATTTTTATTGTTATACCTATTGTTAAATTTTTCTATTTCAATCTTGTATTGTTTTTCTAAAAAATCCATTCTTCCGAATTTTTCATCTGGTGGATTTACCGCAATGCTAGCTAAATTTTCATCAATTTTAAAAAAATTATTAAACCCTCCATCCATATACATTTTGCTTTCTGGTCTTTCCCAGGTAGTCCATAACAATTTGATTCCAGATAGAATACACACTTCTTCAAGAAGTGATAGCAAAATAAAATTGATAAGCAGTTTATCTTCATGTATATAATTGTTTAAATAATACTTTCTCTCTTTTTCAAATTTAGCATTAGGAATATACAAGTCAAATTCATTTTCATCTTTATTAAATGACATTACCCTAGATGATTCTGGTAAAAACAAGAATATGTAGTCTGGCTTCGTGCCCCTCTTTATAAAAGCAATAGTGTTCTTTACAATAAGCTCAATACTAGATCCATTGACAGAAATATTGTAAAAATCAACTTTCTTTCCCTCATGCATAAGAGCAACCCTATCTGAAAGTTTTTTATACCAGGTGTTTTCTTCTGGTAGACCGACTCCAAGTGTTTGCGAGCACCCACCAAATAAAATATTTATATTATTTTTATCAAATTCATCAAAGTCTTTTCCTCTAAAACCCTGAGAGTTAATTTGATATTCAAAGCTATCTCCAGAGACTACATCTCGTTCATATAAAAACAAGTACTTTGAATAAAAATATTTGCCTTTTTTATAAAAAGAATTATTTTCTTTATTAAAGTTATCCTTGTCTATTAAATTTTTTGAAAAAAAATTATTTGGCATAATAGAATTTTTTACAGTATTAGAATAAAATTTTTTATTAACCAACATTACTTTCTTCCCCATTTTATATAGTTCCATCCACGCTCATGCACGTAGTAAATGAATATTTTAACTACTGTCTCCCAAAACGCGATTGCGCTTGATAGCGTAGCGCTCCTTGTAAAAATATAAACTATAATAAATGAAGAAAGAGTTCCCCATATACGATAACTAAGTGCCTTTGCAAATGACCTAGCCTTGGTTACTGTCATCAGCTCCACCCCATTTTTTATCAACAAAGTAGACAGCAATACCAGCAATTATAAGTGAAACAACAATAGCAATAGCATTCTCTAACATTTATATGCCCATTTCCTTACGCTTTTGTGTAGCAGAAATAGCATGAATATCTGCACCTAAATCTACTTGTTCAATCTTGTATCCAACATCTCTTCCGTATACAATGTTAGTAATGTTAGGTAGTCTTAATACTAATGCTCCATCCATGAAATCATCCTTAGCAATATATTCTTTTACCTGATCAAATGTGAGAGGATCCTTCTCACTTGTGTTGTATGTGTTACGTACACCAAGAAGAACCTGATCTGTTCTCTTTCCCGCCTCTTTATAAAGTGCGTGATGTCCTTCATGCCAAGGCTGGTATCTTCCAAGCATTAATGTTGTTGGGGCAGACCAATCATGTAGATTAAACTTATCAATAATCCTTGAAGCTTTTGCTTCTGGGTCAAGGTTGTGACTGATAAAGGAAACATCGGCATTAATTGGTCTCTCAAACATCCTATTTGTATCTTCAAAACGACCTTCAGCAAGTGTGTCCATAAATACCAAGATGTCTGGCTTGCCAAATGCTGTACGAGTCAGCTCTGTTGGGCATACAAAATCTACAATTACTGGAGCAACACCTTGCTTAGAGATAAGTCTTGCCATTTCTCCCATGCGTCGTGCTTGCTCAATTCTATCTTCAGGACTAAACCCTAGATCAGAGTTTACTGTTGCACGAACTTCATCTGCATTAAGATGAATAGCGTTAATACGCTCTTTTAGAGCTTTTGCTAGTTCTGTTTTTCCAGAACCAGGCAGGCCAATAATTTGAATTATCATTCTATACCCAAAGCTTTCTTTATTGCCTCCGCAAGGTGCAAATTGCTATGCATTCCAAAGTGACCAATTTTTCTACCTTCAATAAAATCTGAAGCTCTATAAAATTGTGGGTGATCCTTATGCTCGCTATGGCATTCAAGGCTCTTTTCATATTCAGTAATATACTTAGTTTCTCTTGGGTAGTCCCATGTAAAAAAATTAGGCTTTGTTTTTTGCATATACTCAAGAAGTGAGTTGGCGTAGTCGTCTTCTTCAAAAACTCTATACTCTCGTTCCCATATAGTATATTTAAAGTTTATGCCAAACATCTCGCAGTAAGTTTCTAAAATATCAATAAAAGTATGCGTAAAGTATCTGGTAACATCTTTTGTGAGCAAATCATTTGGGTCATACGGTGCCGTCAAATATTCTTTAAAATTTTCATCATGAGGGTCACTTAAAATTATGCTTGCTACGTCATCATTTATAAGAGTGTAAGTTTTTTCTTTATTTGATATATGCCACCTTCCATCCTCTAATGGAAACTCCATTCTGGAAGATGGGAAGACAGCAACTACATTTTTTGGATTACCAAACATTTTAACATATTGAAAAAACTTTATTACTTGGCCCATTGCGCTATCACCATTGGATGCTATTGAGTTTATAGTTTTTATATTTTCAGACCTTAGCATTTCTGGCCATGTTGACTCTATTGGAAGTCCATGGCCCCAAGTATTTGAGCATCCCAAAGCTAATAGATCAACGTTTTTTTGAAACTCATCAAAACTTCTGTACCCAAACTCATTTATGTTATAGTTTATCTCGCCATGGTTCCAACTCGATCTTGGATCAAGTGAGTTTCTGTCTAGCCTGCTAGAAATAAAGTTTTTATTTTGTTTATTTTGAGCAAAGCGTATAAAATTGTCCTCTTCATTTTCTTTCATTTTTCTCCTTTTTACCATCTTTAGTGGCCACATTCCATCTATCATAAATATACAATCTATCCAATAAACCTTGAAATTATATTAGTCAGAATTTTGTCATAATATTTAGGGGTTAAGTGATCATTGTATGCCATATTTATTGGTTTTTTAAATTGCATATCTGGCTCTATCCATTCAGAATTAAGAATTTCAGAAATATTAATTGGCGAATCTAGACCAGAAGACAGACATTTGTTCTTTAGATTTTCAGTAAATTCTAAATGATAAGAGTATCTATCTTCAAACTGTATGTCTGGGTCACTTGCAAAGTTTGACCATCTTGCTGTTGCTACAACTAAAAATTGTGGCATAGGATTTATAAATACTATTTTAGACTTTTTAAACTTCTTAATAGTTTTTTCTACATATGCATCAACAACCTGCTCGGTATTTTTATAATTATTTAGACCAGTTTGAGGAAGCCAGTTCTTTATATCTATGTAGCCGTACCATGGCATAACAATGCTTTCTTCGCTATCCCACTCAGAAGTATAACCATAAAAATCATAATCCAGATTTAATGCAGATCTACCTGGTGTGCTTGCTATAGTAATGCTTCCATCTTCAGATTTTATAGATGCTAGTATAGATGACATTCCATGAAGAATTTTATTTCCATTTTCATCTATATGGTCAACAACTTTGTCGTAATACTCTGAAGTTACAGTTGAAAATTCTCTGTTGGGCACGTATTTATTGTGCATATTTTCAAATAGCACATTTGCCATTTTCCCAGCATGAGAATCTCCTGTTATATATAAGGACTTCATTGATACACCGATCTTTATATTTTAGCTAATTAGTTTTAACTAAAATTAATCTTTATTAGGATTGTATGAGGAGACAATTGTGTACTCCGATGGGAATTTTGTTGTTGTTGGAAGAGCATTTAATTTCTTCTCTTCCATTTCTTTTTTCAACTTTTCTGGTGGCTCCCACTGAAACCCTATAGGCTCAAGCCAAGGACCATTTATTCCGCCGTTTGCCCAACGCTCTTCATTCTCTTTTGTTCCATAAATAGGGAATGTTCCTGGATTTTTTTCAACTGGCAATACAAAATTTGAAAATGCGTATCTAGTTCCAGAAGTAATTTCATGAACACCATGAGAATAATCATCATGTGCTCCATGTATTACAAGATCTCCTCTTCCTGGACTAACTCGTAATTCATTTTTTTCTATAAGTGGTTTATTGTCTCCAACCCACTTACCTTCTTTGTTTACATGTGGGTAGAATACGTCTCCGCCCTCCCAATTTCCAAAGTATACGATGGCACCGTAATGCAAAACGCAGCAGGTGTTCCACGTATCCATTCCAGTAAGATCTTGCTCCATCGATTCACCTGGGCTGTCTGAGTGAATAAACATTTCGTCGCCAGCCTGAGTTGTCAAAAGGGTAATCTGAGGATGTATGCAGTATTCTGGAAGAAGCAACTCATTCATTTTGCACCAAACATCATAAAGCTGCGGAATTCTTGGAGAAGTTTTTCCATGATACCAATCAATTAGGTTATCTGCAAAAAAGCTTTTTTTAGCTTGGTGTTCCCAAGGCTTCATCAAACCTTCTATGAGTTTGCAGGTCTCCTCATCAATAAAATTTCTATATATAAAAACCTTATCGGCTAGCTTTTCTACATTTGGATTATCTTGAAACACTAAATTCTCCCCCTAATATTTTTTCTTTGTTGGCAACCAACGTAGTATACATTGTAGCATTATAACGTTTTGAAAGCATTCCCACAAGAGGATTTTGGCTTAAAAAGCCAGGATTTGATAAAATCATAGTATCTAGCCATGGAAGCTGCTTGTCAAAATCTTCGGCTCTTTCGCATAACTCAATTATTGTATCAAAAAAATGTTCATTCATTGTATGAAAAAACTCTAAATGTCTTACTATAGAGATCAAAATCTCATTCTCTTCATCAGCCGTAACTGAATCAAGCTTTCCGACTGTTTTAACCAATATCTCTTCTAATCTAACCCCGTAATGAATCATCATATCAATTTCATCTTTTGTGGCAGAAGACATTCTGTTAACAAAAACTTTGCACCAGTAATTATTTGGGTTATTCTCATAAAGCGTATGCCACAGACTTTTCCTTGGATTTACTAAGTTATGCTTTAAAGTAACTTCATTTGTTATTTTTGGCAAAAGCTCGTTATCGCTATAGATCTTCAAGCGGAATTATCCCCATTCTTTTTGCAGCATCATATCCTTCTTCTGTAAATATCATAGTTGCCTCTAAATTTTCATTATAGTCAACACTCATCAAATTACTTTCAAGTAGGTCTAGCAATCCGTCTTCAACGTATTCTTCGTGGGCGTACCATAATTCTGGAGCGAGGTCCTTAGTGACTTCTTCATTTATTTCAAAAAGGACCTCGCCATACTCGTCATAGCCAGCAAACTTGATCGCACCTATTTCTAGATAATATTCTATTTTTTTAAGTGAATCTTCTTCTTCGCTCACTGGATCCTCTATTCTTACAGTTAGTGTGGCTTAGGCCACAAAGACGTTGGTGCATTTAGAATCTTAGCAACCGAATTAATAACCGATGCAATTCTCCCAATGTCTCTCAATTGCTCAACAGAAAGTCCTTCTTGCTTTAATGTTTCGTAATGTGCTTTAACACAAAAATGACACTTTCCTATAATTGAAGATATAAGTGAGTACGCTTCAAACTTTAGTTTTGTTGTGCCACCGTGAGATGAAATTGAATTCATTCTAAGCTGAGCTGGCAAACCTTTTAGGTTGGTGTCACCAGTCATTTCAACATAAGGATACCAAACATTGTTCTGAGCCATTAGTGACGCTGCTGTAAAGGCAGCATCTCTTTCAACTAAATCAGTTACGCAATCCTTTATAAATGCCGTCAGCTTATCATTGCCAGTAGAAAAAGCTGCTGATAGTGAAAGTGCTGTTGCAAATTCTGGATCCAAGGTACTTCTATTGATAACTGCGTCTAGATTTAAAGCTATATCTTTAGCATACTCTGGCAGTGTACCTTTTATTTGATCTACCCACATCATAGTGTTTCTCCCCCTAAAGGTCTATTGCAAGCACATAATTCGCCTGTCTGAAGTGCATCTAGAACACGAAGAGCTTCTGGTGCATTTCTTCCAACATCTAAATTGTTAACAGTTACATGCTGAATTGTATTATCTGGATCGACAATAAATGTTGCACGGTATGTTACTCCTGACGAATGATGAATCCCCAAGTCGCTTGCTAACTGGTGTGCTGTGTCTGCAAATGACCATGAGTTTGTCTTGCGAAGATCATCGTGTGCGTTGCGCCATGCAATTTTACAAAATTCATTATCGACTGATCCTACCATTAAAACTGCATCTCTATCGTTAAAATCATTTACCAATGCATCATAAGCAACAATTTCTGTTGGACAAACAAATGTAAAATCTTTTGGATAAAATACAATTACTTTCCATTTCCCAGGAAATGAATCTTGGTTTAGCACTTCAAACGATGAGTCATCATATGTTAGTGCTCCTGGCTTTACACCAGTTACCGCAAAATTTCCTAATACATCTCCTACTGTTTTCATTTCTTCTCCTTATGTAAGTGGGTACAACCCCGTGTCCCCAGATGGTTTCGAACCATCGACCCGCAGATTAAAAGTCTGCTGCTCTACCAGCTGAGCTATAGGAACGTACCCCTGGCTGGGATCGAACCAGCGACCTACAGATTAGAAGTCTGTTGCTCTTCCGCTGAGCTACAAAGGTGTGTGCCAGGTAGGACTTGAACCTACGATTACCGAATTATGAGTTCGGGGCTTTAACCAACTAAGCTACTGGCACTAGTTAGTATATTATATCCGTAATGTGCCTGCCAGTCAATAGCATCTTGATGATCATTTAAAAGAGGTTGACCCTTAATGTTTAAACTAGTGTTTAATAAAATAGGAACTCCAGTCTGTAAATAAAACTTATTAAGAACTTTATATAGTCCAGGGTGTTGTTCTTTAGTAACTGTTTGCACCCTTGATGTTCCATCCTCGTGCACAACAGATGGTATTTTTTCTGGCTGTAGACATTTAACTGTATATTGCATATAAGGACTTTCAAAATTCATATCGAACCATTTGGAAGCATGCTCTGCCATGACTACTGGTGCAAATGGTCTGAACTGTTCCCTTTGCTTTATTGAATTAACTTTATCTTTTATGTTAGGGTCTCTAGGATCTGCTAAAATAGATCTATTGCCTAATGCTCTTGGGCCGTACTCAGCTCTTCCTGAAGCAACTGCGACTATACCATCTTTTAAAATACCCTTTACAATATCATCAATTGGATATGTTCCACCCATATCATGGCCAAGGTAAGGTGTTTTCCAATTTATATGCTTTCCGTACAGTGCTGCTGCTGCTCCTAAAGAGCTGCCAGCATCTCCTGGGTTTGGCATAATCCAAACTGAATCAAAAATATCCCACAGAGCGGTGTTTGCTGATGAGTTAAGTGCACACCCACCCATAAATACTAGGTTACTTTTCCCAGTTAATTCTTTAGCCATTTTCATAAACTCTAACAGTCTTTTTTGATATACATACTGTACGGCTGCCGCTATATCAAATCTGTCTTGTTCTGTAATTGCTTCATTCCAATCAACAATCCCTTTATGTAAATTGTATTTTTGCATGTCATGTCTAAGAAAATAGTTAGATACTTTTGGAGCATATCTTTCTGCATTTCCATAAGCAGCCATTCCCATCATTATGTATTCTTCTTGATTTGGCATAAGGCCAATAAGTTTCGTAAATGCAGAGTAGAATAGGCCGAAGCTTGTGGGGTAATTTTTCTTGTACTTTAGACTAATACTTTCTCCTTCTCCAACCCAAATTGTTGAAGTGTTATACTCCCCTATTGCATCTAAAACAACTATGCATGCGTCATTAAACTTGCTTGTATAGTACCCAGCTGCTGCATGAGAATAATGATGTTTAAAGTAGTGAACTGGAACATCAATAGGAAATGTAGGCTTCCAGTCTGACTTCCCACCCCTTAAAATAATTCTAGATCTTTTTAGCATAGGCTTTTCGTAATAGGCAATTGCATCTGGTGTGCCATAATTTAAAGCGTCTAGTATAATTTCTTTGTTATTGTACCAATCATTTTTTTCCTTACTGTATCTTTCTGCATGCCCCGCAAACAAGATTTCTCCATCTTTTATAAGGGACACTGAAGCATCATGGGATGTTTCGTTTATGCCAAGGATAATCATTAGTAAGTAAACCTATCCTTATTCCCCTTTTTTAAGATTAATCTTTTTAGTTTGCTATATTTATATTTTATTAAAAACAATAAATATTTCATCACTGATCTTCTCCATTAATTTTGTTTTTTCCTTTTTCCCATCCATCAATTTTGCGGGCATTGATAAAGGATAGGCCATATTTTGCAGTATCTGCTGAATTTTCTTCTTGCCATCCAGTAATATGGGCCCACTTTCTATTTATTCCATCTAGCTGTTCTTTTGTTGCTACGTTTAAAGCCTTATCATCTTCATTTATGTAGTGAAAAAATGCCATCTTAAGGAACTGGCCTTCCTCGAACTTTGTTTCCATTCTCCAGTGATCTTGATCTCTAACATTAACTGTTAGTGCGCTATTGTCTTCAAGAGAGTAAGGTACACCCTCTACGTAAACATCCCAGTTTACATTAGATTCTATTTGGCAAAGAAGGCTTGCGGTAAATGGGGCTTGGTCTTTATGCGGACCAAGCTTGGGTTCTCCATATTCGTTGTTGTATTCAACAAAGCTGTAGTACCAGAACTTAAACTCTTTGCCGTCATGGTTTAAAAGCTCTTTAGCTATCTTTTCCGCTTTTGCAAGTAAGGATTCTGGAAGAAGATGTAGGCTATTTCTATCATAATCTAATCTAGTTCTTCCTAAAAAGTCTTGAATTTCTTTAGTATCATCTCTTTTTTCATTAGCCAACAGGATATCCTGTATTTCTTCTTTTGAAAAAACATTATAAATTATTCTATTTTCCATTTTCTACCCCGCTTATTGATTTCTCTACTATTTTCTGAGTATACTCAGAAAAATGCTTTCTTATTGAGCCAGTAGGCCTTGACCCAATAGACTCCCATATTCTTTTATACTCTAAAACATTTGCAAATGTAGTGGGGCATAAAGGTATTCCTTCATACTCTCTTAATAAGGTAGGTAAGGGTACATGCTTCGTGCAACACAGACATTGTCTTGCTTGTTCTTGATAGTTTATCATACTATTTCCATTCCACTCAAGGCATCAGAAAGGTCTCTTGGCATTGCCGAAGGAGCTTTTATCAAATTGGTGCTTTCTTTTACCAAGCTTTCTCGGTATTGTTTTTTTACTGAGCCGTAATCGTGAACCTCTATGTCTCCAAATGCAGCTCTGGTTAAGCTAATTGCATTATATATTGATCCGCAAACTGCGTCAGCTAAATCTTTAGAACCTTTTCTTGGGTGGTCAACCTTGTCACGCATAATTCTTAACTCTAACAATTCGTCAATGAGAAGCGGTATGTGTGGTCCATTTAATCTTTCTTCTAAAACCACCATGGCCATGTCATCATAATGCTTTTTTGCCACAGATAAAGTTTCTGTATTTATTCCATACTGCTTTAGTTGTTGCATCATATCGTGAGAGTTCCATCTGTCAAATGTACATATTCTAATATTAAACCCCCTAGACCTTAATGATAATATATAGTCTCTTACCTCTGCAAAGTCTACTGACTTATCTGAAGTTGGGGTCCAATACATTACAGCATCCACTTTAACAATTGGAGCTGGCTGAGAATAACTATCTGTAACTTTTACACTAACAAACTTTTCAATGTGGGCCATTGATACTGCACAATGGTCGTGCTTTTGCGCCAAGTCAACGTGGATAAAATATTCCTTGTCTTCTTCTGGCTGAAACCATTCTTCAAATCTTCCAAATCCATCTACGGCTATTGAAAGATCATTGAATGCCATCTCAACCTTTTCACGAGATTTAAAAAATGCATCAATTGCTTCTGGTGGCATGCAAGCAAATCTTCCTAGTGCGTCTGTAACATCTCTATAGAAGGCAATTTTAAAATCTTCAATGCCTCTTGTTGGATTTACATCCCAAGTTGGCCTACGTATTGCGTACACTCTTGGATACTTATAAGAAATAATTTGATCTTCATCCCAAAATATGTCAAACTCATTTCCAACCGTATTATCTGGCAGGTCTGGGTCTAACTTAAATCTATGTGACCTCGATATAACTTCTTTTTCTGAAATAATATCTTCGTATCTTTGTTGAATATAGTCATTTTTAAATCTTGGAAAAGAAAGAAGAATTACCTTTCCATAATCTGGAAAACGAGAGTCAACAGATGCCCTGTACATATCATAAATTCCGCTAGCAGTTTTTGCTTGATCATGACCACTTGTGCTATCTAGTGCAAAGCCAGAAATTTCATCTAGAACTGCTACTAAAACGTTGTATCCTTCAAATGCTTCTCTTTCTGAATGTCCAGAATAAACAGTAACATTCTTATCAAATTTTATTTCTGAAGCTTTTTCAAAGTACTTTCCTATAAACCATGGCGAATGTGTTACCCTATTCTTAAATCCTTTAAAAAATACGTTGTTTGCCTGCTGAGCGTTAATAGCAATATTAATAATATCAATTGAATCACCTGGAGGTTTGCCATAATATGATGCTGGGTCTTTAAGACATAATAGTAAATATACTATATAGGCAACAGATATAGTAGAGCAGTAGTCTTTACCGCTTCCTTTTCCTAGTTGAGCTACAACTTCATTACATGTTTGTCTATATCTAAGAGATCCTTCTTTTTCGCCAAACAGCTTTATCAGTGTTGACTCTTTATAAATCTGAGATGATTTTTCAATAAGAGTATACTGATGGTCTGATAAGTCTGGAAGACCAAGATAATTTTTATCAGTTACAAATGTTTTTAAGTCGACAGGTCTCTCGTCAAACTCTTCACCGTCGAGTATGTCAATAAGGTCATCAAAGTTAAATTCCACTTACTTCCTCGATAATCTCTATTGGTTCAACAATTCCAGTAATCTGTGATAATCTTTTAGCTACTTCCATTTTACATTTTGGGCATGTTGCGGTAACTTCTTTTAGTATTTTAACTAAGACTTCTTGTTTTCTTTCCGCCTCTGCTATCTGTCCAGCCAGCTCTGCATTATCCAACAAGCCAACCTCTTGAAGCATTCCTATTCTTTTGCCCTCTATATCAGCAATCAGCTTGAGGGCTCCAGATTTAACGCTTAGCTGTCCAGCCTGATCAGCATCTTCAACTGTTTTCCATGCTTCTTTAATTAGCATAGCATAGTGTTGATCAGCTCCAGAGATAGCCTCTTTAGCACGTTCACGGGCCGATGTATCGTTGCGGACAACGTTCTTCCACTCATCTATCAGGCCAACCACTTCTGCCCTCTTAAACCCTGTAAGGGTAGCAATCTGGGTAGGGTTGTTTCCCCTAAGCAGTTCTTCAACTACTTTATTCATGCGATCAAAATGATCAGCTAGTTCAATTTCCATATGACTTTATTATACTTCTAGTCGACTGAAATAGCAAATTCCTTAGCAACCTTTAATAAGATCAAGTAACCAATTAGGTCATCAATATCATTATCGCCTGGATATTCTTCACCTTTAATTAGTCTATTTAATTTATCATCAATTCTGACATATAGCTGCTCTTTTGGACCCGCCTTTGAAAATATACGAACTGGGTCTAGTGCAGAGTTTCCATATGAAATGTTTTTCTTTATAAGCATATGAGCAATATCAAGGCATGTAGATAGAATTTCTTTACCAGCCTCTGTCCCTACTGTAAGCAGATAAAGGTCGTCATATTTAAATACTTTTGAATCTTCAAAAACTGGTGTTGGACTCATTTTATTAATCCCTTTTCTTTTAAAGCTCTATATATGGTCATAACAGTTACGCCACATTCTTGTGCTATATTTTCCATAGTTTTCTTCTGAACAACATACCTTCTGTACAGCCACTCTTTATTCTTATAGGGCTTCATCGTTTAGTTAACACCTCATTTGAATAATATGCAATTCCAAATGCATCTGCAACATCAAAGTCGTTGATGTTTAAGTTGTACATCTTGTTAAAATAATCTACTGTTCTTTGTTTACGCATATTCCTTAGCTGGTTTTTATACCATGAGTCTGCGTATCCTGGATTCTTTACTCTTATCGCTTCTTTTTCATCTTTAGTTGGGTTCTTATTTCCAATGTGCGCTTGCCATGCACTTGGAGATATGGTAATAACTGACGCTCCAGTAGACATAAGCTCAGCGATTACAACTCCGTACACATAAGATAATTTTATCACAGCATCAGCAGATTTGACAAGTATGGCTCCCTCTACTGATATATAATCAGACTTAAGCTCATCAAGCATTAGAGATGTTTTTACTTTAGCATCATATATTTTTTCATATATATCGTTACCCACCAAATTAATTTTACCCCATTTAATTGGTTTATTATTTTCAATTAAGCAAAAAGCAATTGAGCTTGTTGAAGCGTCTATCCCTAGAACTCTATGGGCTTTTGTTTTAACTAGGTTAGCTAATGTCATTAATCATACCGATAATCTTTTTCTTATTTTCCAAAGACTTATTCTTTTCACATTTAGAGCATATGTTTAAAGAGTTATACCTACTTAAAACAATATTGCATTTTGAGCATGTTCTTTTAGCCCCATTTCTTATAGCCTTTTTTTCATAATATTTTTCCATGATTTTTTTATTAGTTGCAATTCTGCAACACTCATCAGAACAATACTTTTGGTTATGGGTTTTCTGAGTAAAGTCCTTTGAGCATGATGAATTAAGGCAGATCATATAACTGGAACCTGAAATCTTTCAATTTGAACTGTCCCAACTGGAGTTTCTTTTGAGTAGCACTCTTTTTTAATTGGACAATATGTGCAGGGCATCTTAGATTTTGTTGCTCCATCTGGTCTCATGGGAAGATTGCCATCTTTAAAGTTATCCCAAACCTCTTGCATCCAAATAAATGTGTCCTCGATTATTTTTGTATTTTTTTCATTCATAGAAACTGGAATAACCAATATCTCCTGAGTGTTTTTATTTTCATACAAAAAGAATCCTTCTTTAGCATTCTTTAGCTTCATGTATGTTAGTAGCTGCAACATGTGGTTTGGGGAAGACTTCATTTCGGATTGTCTTGTATCCCAGACTTCTTGCTTAGCCGTTTTAATTTCACCAATAACCGTCTCACCATCATACTCCATGATAAGATCAATGAAACCTCTGATTGGCGGATACTCGTTTACAATTTCTTCTTCTTCAGCTCTCCATTGAGGCATTGTCTTAATTAAATTTTGAAGCCTTTCATGAGCTTGTGTCCCTTGAGCCATGTTGGCAACAGCGATGGCATCATTGTTATCTATAAACATTGCTCCTGAAAAAGCCATGTACCAATATCTTGGGCATGTACCATGGCCATAGCCCAAAGAGCTTGGGCTAAAAGATTTCTTTGTCATATCTCCATCTGCACGTTTAGTATTTCTGTATGACTCATCAAGCAATTCGGCAAAAAGATCTGGGTCAAAATGCTTCATGGTGTGCTTTTTAAACTTAAGGTTTCTAACTATATCTCTACCCATTACGAATTATACCTAACGACATACTTAAGTGCATCTACAAGTTTGTCTATGGACTCCTTCACTGAATAATAAACATTTTTTTTGTTATTGTTAACTGTACCAGCTTTGTCTTTTGCTATCGTTGAATAGAATGAAGACATTACGGCAAACTTTGTTGACATTGCCTGAAGCTCCATTATCAGCAAAGGGGCTTTTGCGGAAGGAACGTCTGGATTCATCAATAGCTTTACTACAATTGATAAAGCCTTATCTAAATGCTCGTCTTTCATAAACTCATGAAGATCATTGAATTCAGTTATAGAGCTAATTAATTGAAGAGTGTTATTGTCCTCTGTCATTCTTAATCCTCTTATCCCATTTATCTATAAACAATCCCATTGCGTAGCCAAATAGGAATCCAATTGCAATCCCAAATAAAAAAGATAGCATTAAAATGGAACCTCTGCATACGTCTTGTATGAAGGAAAATCGTTTGCAGGCTTATCTTTTGCCAAACTGTATGTAGTCACAGAAATTGAATCTGCATTAATTTCGTATGAACTTCTCTTAATACCGTCTTTATCTGTCCAATTTTCTTCATAAATTTTACCAACTATTGTTACTTCCATGCCTTTTCGAATTACAGACTTAGATTGATCGGCAAGTGTTCGCCATGCCTTTACGGTCCACCATGAAGTGTTTTTGTCTTCCCACGCACCTGTTGTATCATTTTTAACACGATCATTTGTTGCAACTCTAAAACGAAGACCATTCGATCCGATAGCCTCTGGGTCACTTCCAACTCGACCTACGATTGTAATTGTTGGGTTAGCCATTTTTT